GTCGGTCATCTTCCAGTCGACCAGCGCGGTGCTGTTGTCGACCTGATCGATGAGGTCGTCGCGGCCGTCCTCCTGAAGCAGGTCCTTCAATGCGGAATAGCTGAATGCCATGTGACTCTATCCTTTCTGAACGGTCACACAGCGTGACCGAGTGCGCGCAACCGATCGAGACGTCCATTGCGGGAACGTGACTTCGGCAGCGTGGTCCCAGCGGGAATGCCGGAAACAGTGGGTGCGGGAGCGGCGGCGTTGACCTTGCGCTGCTTCCACTCAAGACGCTCCATCACACGGGCGGCAGCTTCATCGAAGCTGATGGTCTCGCCGATGCTCTGGGCGGTCTTGTACTCCGCATAGATGGACTTGACGTCGATGCCCTTGGACTGCGCCAGCTTCTGCATCTGCGCCACCGCAGCCTGCGCTTCCTGGCGAATCTGGGCCTGCTCCTGCTGCTGGCGCTGCTGCTGGTAGTAGGTGTCGCGCTGCTTCTGCAGTTCCACCATCTGCTGCGCCGAGACGTCGCGGCTACGGTAGTTCAGCAGTTCAAGGTCGCGCGGGTCGACCTGCACACCGGCCTGTTGAATCTGCTGGCGAAGGAACTTGACCTCCTCCAGCAGCCGGCGGTTCTGCTCGACAGCCTTGCGGCCGACGTCTTCCCACTGGCCAATCTCAGCGCGGTGCTGCTCCTGCAGACCCTGATACGCCTTCTTCGCGGGCTCAGCCCACGTCGTCGGGTCCTCAGTCCACTGCGGCGCAGCAGGAGCCTCCACAGCGGCCTTCTCAGCCTTCTGCGGCTTGCCCTTGGCCGGCGTCTCAATCGACGCCTGCGGGGCATCCTGCTGCGTCTCAGCCTTCACCTCGACCACAGGCGCAGCGTCAGTCGGCGGGAGACCCTGACGGATGCGCTTCTTCAGGTCTCCGCGTCGCTTTTCGGGCTGGGGGGAGAACTTGCCGTCAGGCCCTCGCGCTGCGCTCGACGACGCAGGAGAAGGAGCAGGCGAAGGCGTAGAGGAGGCCGGCGAAGCGGCGGGAGAGGCCGCCGGTACCGACGCAGTCGATGGAGCAGAAGTGCCGTCCATCACGCATACACCCCGTTACGACCAGCACCCGGCTCATCCTTCTTCACGCCCGCGCGATAGCGGATGACGAAGATGTCGGTCGCCGCGATGGATGAGCCGTGGATGTACGCGCTGTTGGCGACATCGACGGTGGTCGCGCTGATGGCGATGGGCGACTGTTCGGTGCCCGACGCGATGCGGTAGATGGCCAACACGTCGTTCACCTGGTCGATGGGCTTCGACAGGCCGAGGGCGTTGCCGTCGATGCCGACGGTCAGGGCATCGCCAGCGGCAGCCGAGGTCAGCGTGCGGACGACAACCGAGGTCACCTGATCGAAGACCAGCGTCGACGCAACGGTGGTGGCCGCGCCACTGGTGCAGGTCGTCGTCACGTCCTCGCTGATGGGCTTGCCGAAGCGGTGCCCATTGATCTGCACGGTCACCGAGAGACCTCCGCCGCCGCCCGACGCATCGGTCAGCACAAGCGTGATCTTGCGGGCCATGCGAAGAGCTACACCGGAGGCAGTCGCGGCGAGGGTCAGGCTCTGGCCGACGGTGAGCGTCGACGGGTCAACCGAGGCGACGATGAGGTTAGCCGTCGCAGCGCGCGGGTTGGCGATGGTCTCGGTTTCGGTGCGCAGGTGCGAGTCTTCGTCGACCTGGTGCAGATTGATGGACATTGCAGTTTCTCCTTGTGACCGGACAAAAGGCTATCGACGGCGTTTGGACGCTGTCAACCAGCCTACGTTAGCGGGAAAACGGGACGAACACCACGAACAGAGTAGACTTTTGGCTGGTTTCCCCACGTCGTGGCCCCTCGCAGGGTCGTCTTGTCGAGGATGACGTCGTCGCCGACCGCTGAGCATGAGCAGACGATGTCGCCGGTGTCCGTCAGCGAGTGAGCCAGCACCCAGTGGTCGCCGCGCTCGTCGTTCTTGTGGTCGACGTGCAGCAAACAGACACCCTTGGCCTTCAGGGTCGTCGTGATGGTGCTCGCCACGCTGTCACCAACCACCAAAGGCCGGATGTCGAGGCCGGCGACGCGACCAAGCAGGTCCCAGATGACCAGAACACCCTTGAACGCCTTCGAGGACTGCCCCATCGCGTTCAGATGCGGCGGAAGGAGTTCGACGAGCCGCAGAAACTTCGCCGCCTGGCAAACGGAGACCAGCGCGCAGCCGAATTGGCCGATGGTGCCGGGGCCAAAGCCCAGAGTCACCTTCGACCATCGACTATCGGCTTGACGCAGGCGCTTCGACACGACAGAGTCCCCTTCAGAAACGTGCTCATCCCCCGTGTTGCGTTTCTCCTAGGAGTAGGGCCCCGAAAGGGGCCTTACGCCTTTCTGGCTACTTCTTCTTCAGCGACAGCTTTTCGATGCCGTCAGCAATGACGTCGGCCGCATCGGCAGCGGCGTCGTTGCTGGGGTCCTTGTCGGTGTGAGCGCGCTTCGCATAGGCGCGCAGCATCCCAACCACGACGTCGCGAGCGAACAGCGCGAGCATCACGATGACGATCTGCGAGATGGCGTGCGGGTTGGCGAGGTCTTTCAGCATCGAGTCGAGCATGTCAGTTCCCCTTCTTGAGGATGACCGCTTCGAGGCGGTCAAAACGATGGTCCATGTCGTCGCGCAGCCGGTCGACAGAGGCTTTCAGGCTGTCGAGAGACTCCTTGGACGCCTTGTCGGACTTGAGTTCCGTCACCAGCTCCTCAAGACGCCTCACGCGAGCCTGCAGGGTGGCCCACGCAGCGGCTCCACCAGCAACGCTCGACGCCAAAGCGGTGACAATCGTTTCGATCACGGCATTCCTCCATCAACGCTGGACAGGTCATAGCCCTCAGTGCGCTCTTCTGGCGTCGGACCACCGCCCCATTGCACCGGGATACCGACTGGAGACGCCGGAGTGAGCACTGCAACCGCCTCGCCGATGCTGCCGCCGTCGACGACCTCGCCGGTCAGCACCGCACGCCACTCGCGGGCCTGTTCACGGGTCAAAGACATCGCGACACTGCAACCGACACCGTCGGGGATCGTGCGAAAGCCGCTGATGACGCCAGACTCCATCATCGCATACAGGTCGCGAGCCGCTTGAGCGCCGTCGCCGTCGAGGCCCGACACTTCACCAGGGCGGTCACCGCCACCTTCAAGCAGAACCGCGCATTGGCCCTGCGCCGGCACAGCGACAAGCACGCAGTCCCCGTCGTCTGGCGCACACTCGATAAGGTACTGCCCCGAAGACGACAGCGACGACGACAGCAAGGCAAAGCCGCCAGCAACGGTGCCACCAACAGCGACGAGGAATGCAGCCAAAGAGCGGTTCATGGGGTCACCGAAGGCGTCACGATGCTCGACCACAAGCGAACACGGGACAGCAAGCACGCAGACGCCGCTGCCGTCGAGCCCGTCGTTCCCAAGTAGATGAACGACGACGCAGTGGCAGGCAAAGTGGCCGATGTGTCCGTGCCGATGCTGGCGCCGTCATAGTAGGCGACGATGTCGTTGGTCGCCATCGTCTGCCGCAGTCGATGCGAGACGCCGTCGGTGACGTCGCCGCTGCCGGCGATGATGTTCCACTGCTGCGTCGTGACCGTGGCCTCAGCAAGAGCGCGGTCGTTAGTGGCGTCAACACCAAGCCTGGCGTAGTTGGCGCTGCCCGTGCCGACACTGGCGAACGTCGCCGACGCACCGGTGTCGTGTGATGGGCACAGCACGACAGCGTCGAGCGTCGAGGGAGAGCCGGTGTAATGGCTCACGCCGTCGAACCGAAAGTCGTCCGCGTTGCGTGCCGTCGCACCCGTCGTCGTCGCGAGATAGCTGGTTGGCGTCGGGAATGCCTCGACACGCACGCCCCAGAAGCCACAGTCAGCAGCCGCATCAGAGTCGGTGTAGACGAGAACGCCGTCGCTGGGAGCGCAGAGCAGGTCGTGGTTGTGCGCTGCCGCCGTTCCTGTGTACGTGATCGACACGCGGCACAGGTTGACGTCGGCGACGCCGTCTCCCGTCGTGTCGATTGGCCAACGCTCAGCCGATGCTCGCGAGACGCCGGCCTGCACCGTGTCGACTGCAGCAGTACAATCCTCGCCGACAACGCACGACGACGACGTGCAGGCCGCGACATCGAACCAAGCGACACCGTTGGCGATGGTGGCATTGCGCAGGGCGACGAAGTTCTGCGTGCCAGTCTTTGCCCACGCTGAGAACGTATGCGTCGCCGCAGTGACTGTGATGGCTTGTCGCAGTCCGTGTTCGGCGTTGCTGTTGTTGCCGTCGATGTTGTCGCCCGTCGTCGTCAGGTCGGCGCCTGCATAGGCGTCGGCCAGCACGTTGTCCCCGACGGTGATTGCGGCCCAGGTCGTGCCCAGCGTTTGGCTCTGCAGGGCAATATTGCTGACTGCAGGCTCAGACATCAGGCCAACAGAGACAGCCCCTGCAGAGTAGGTGCGACGAGAAACACGCGGAGCACCGTTGCCGGTCGTATAAAGGTGCCGCACGTTGCCATCGACGACGTCGACGTTGCCAGTCGTGGCGCGCGTCAAGGTCGTCGGGCCACGAGTTCCAGCAGCAACCGACGGGTCAATACCCCACGCGACAGCAGCGCGAGCGCGAGCGATGGGCGCCCATTGCGTCGGATTGGTCGCGCCGCCCGCAAAGCACGCGGCGCACTTCCAGACGCGCAGGCTGATGACCGTCGCGCTGTTTGCGGTGCCTGCTGATGCAGCACCGACAGCCAGCGTCGACGCATTGGTCAGCGTGCCGGAGCGCGCGCTCGCATCCACACCAGCGCCGGCCGCGCCGTTGACGTACAGCAGCCCGCCGTTGGTCGATGCCTCGCTGCGGTCAACGAACGCCATCCCGTGGAGGAACGAGGCGACGTGACCAGTCGGCCCCGAAAACGCCGTGGTCGTCGACGCCGTGCGCAGCGAGAATGACAGCGACGACGTGCCCGACTGGCTGAACCGCCAGCCATCGGTGCCGCCAAGCCCCTTGTCGAGGATGACGCTGTTGGAGGCGCCTTGCTTGCCCACATATTCGACGACGAGGTCTTCAGTGGTCAGGTCGCCGATGGTCGACGACGCGGCGTCGTGGCGCTTGCCGCCGGTGACGTAGAGTTCGCCGCGCTCCATGCTGTCGGTGGCGTGGAACGGCGTGTTGATCAGGCTCGACGGCGACGTGCCCGTGCCGGCCTCGGTCAGGACGACGTTGCCGCTGCCATCGCGACAGGTCCACGACGTGCCCGACACGCCCTGAGCATCGCACGCCAGAACGAGGGTCATTGATACGGAGTTGACTGTGAGCGTATCGCTCAGGTCGTTGGGCGTCGTTGCACCAGCGACAAGGTCAAACGTCGGCGTCGGGCCATTGGACAGCGGCGACCCGTTCGGCGTGTTGCCACCGAGGCTCGCGTCGCCACGCATGCCCGCAAACGGTCGAAGCGCCGTTGCCAGCACCGGGGCCGACAGCAGCGCCAGCACAACAACGGCACGCTTCATCACATGCTCCCGAAGACGACGTCGACGGAGACAGTCCCTGCAGACGCCGCGCAGAACAGTCGCTTGACGTCAGCGCAGAACACCTGGCCACCGCTGCAGCCACTGCCGACCGCGAGGCCCGTCGTCGTCGTGATGCCGGAACCGCCAAGCTGCACGCACGTCGCGCTGGTGTTCTCCACGCAGATGCTCGACGCGCCCGACGGAGCAATGGCCGTCGCCGTCGCACCGCAGGACACCGACGTGTTCTGCAGTTCCGACAGCGGGTTCGACAGCGCGCGAGCCACCGGCGGGGCGAGGCCGACGAGCATCAGCACCAGACCGAGGATGAGATAGGGGAGAGCTTCCTTCTTCATGGCGTCAACGCTCCTGGAGCCTGCTGCTGCATGGCCTGTTGTTCGACTTCAGCCGTCATCTCCGGCGAGCCACCCTGCTGCTGCTCAGCCGGCTGCAGGAACGCGCGGTAGCCGTTCAGAAGCTGCACGACGGGCGCAAGGCGCTCTGGGCCCATCTGCTCGTTAGCCTCGACGAACGACAGCAAGACCTCGACGGCGATGGCGGCCACCAGCGTCTGGTCGGCCTGCACGCCGAAGCCCTGCATTGCCTGCTGGGCCTGCTGGAGAACCGCCTTGCGGGTCATGGTCTCCAGCGACGTCTCGCGCTGGCCGGTCTGACGGCGTTCGGTGGCGCGCTCGATGGGCTCGAAGCCAGCGACGGCGTCCTGTTCGGCTTGCGCCGCTTCGGCCGTCTTCGTCTGGTCCACACCAGGCGCAGGCTCGAGGTAGACATCGACGGCGAGGTCGGAGCCGACGAAGCGCAGGACTTCGGGCAGCCCAGCGGGGCCGGTGATGCGGAGCAGGCGCGGGACGACGACGTACTGCTTGCACAGCGCCAGCATCTGCCGGTACAGCCGCAGCAGGGCGTGGTCGCGCATCGCCAACGTCGCCGCAAACTTCTGGGCGTCCAGTTCGCTGATGTAGGCGAGGTGGCGGGCGTTCTTCGTGGCCGACGCATCGGAGCCGACGACGGCTTCGTTGATGCCGAAGACCACGTTGATCATCCGCTCATGTTCTTCAATCTGGCTGAGCAGCAGTGGCGGCGGGGGCGGCGGGCCGACGATGCGCAAGCTCGCAATGGCCTCCGGGTCGTCGCACTCGATGATCTGGTCTTCGCCGTTCCACAGGTCGGCAATCTTCTTCGCTGCGATGACCTTCAGCCACTTGGCAGAGCGGGTGGTCATCGAGGCCAGCGAGGCATGCAGCCGGTTCAGCGACGCCTGCAACGGGATGGCGTCGTCGACGTGGGTGCCGCCGTGCGGGCTGTCGGGCTTGTCGCCGCACTTCCAGATGGCAATGGGCAGTTCGCCATGCTGGTAGGGGAACGGGCCGTGCTCGACGACATGTCCGCTGACGTGAACCGCGTAGAAGCCGTCGGGGATGCGCGGCGTCTTCTTGTGGTAGTAGTAGATGTCCTCGACGAGGTCCCGGTTCTCGCCCCACACCGACTGCGCGGGGCTCGATGACGGCGGGTCGGTGATGCCAGCCTTCAGCAGCTTGACGCGGGCTGTCTCGCGGTCGACGTACCGACGGACGTAGCAGTAGGCGCTGTCCTCGATGGCCTCTGAGCCGTCGGTGCCCCACTCCCAAACGGCGAGGGGCTCGACGCAGATGTCGCCCATCGGCACACCATCGGAGCCCACAGGACCCTTCGTCGTGTCCCAGTAGGTCCACAGGCAGGACGTCCCCTGGGCACCGCAGGTCCACGCCGCGCGGCTGATCATGCGCCGGTGGTCTTGCTGCTGACGCCAGTAGGCAATGAGCCGGTTGGAGATGTCGGCCGATGCGACGTCACCGAGGCTGCTCTCGCCGCCCCACGCCTTGACTGCCGGGTCGCCCTTCGTCACGCGCGCCTGCCACGTCAGGTGCATGTTGCGCAGCAGGTTGCGGGTGACGCGCGGCAGGTACTGCGGCCAGTCGTCGAAGATGAGTTCGTTCTTGCGGTAGTCGATGCCGGCGTACTGGTCGCCGTTCAGGTACCGCTCTGCGATGACAGCCCGCAGCCACGCCGTCTTCTCGTAGGGCTCGAAGACGCGCTGTGCCTCTTGCAGCAGACCACGCGCGGTGACGCGGTCACGCTGCACGGGGACGCCGTCGACGACGAATTGCGCGACGGGGACGTCGACGTCTCGGAGGCTGTCTACGCCGCTCACCGGCTGAACGCCTTCAACAGCAACTCAATCTGGCGGTCGCGCTCCATCTGCTTCTCAAGCCCTGGACGCTCGACCATCGACGCGCCACCCTCAGCAAGACCGCCGGCCATCTGACCGAGGCTGCCGCCGATGGTGCCGCCAAGGGCAGCGCCGGGAAGGGCACCAATGCCACCAGCGCCCGCGCCGAGAAGCCCGCCGATGCCAGCACCGATGGCAGTCCCTGCAGCAGGAGCCGCACCCGCCAGCATCCGCAGCAGGTCAGACGTCCCCGATGCCTGCTGTTGCTGTCGACGCTCTGCCGCCGACGGTCCAGCGACACGGCCCATGCCACGGAACTTCTCGTAGGGTTGTGCGTAGGGGTCCATGCGGGTGATCATGCCGTCGCACTAGGACGCCGTCAAGAAATGCACACTACCAGCCCCGGTCCTTCGGCTGTCGCAGTTTCCGCAGGATGGCTTGGCCGTCGATGATGGTCTGGTCGGGGACGCGCTTGGGCTCGATGTAGGGCGAGCGCCGCATCAGCCGCAGTGCAAAGCCACAGGCCATCAGCAGGTCTTTGCGGCCCTTCCAGTTGCCGTGGTCGTCCTGGTGGAGTTCGTCGCACTCTTCGGCAAGGTCGCGGGGACCAAACAGCTTGCGGGCGACGATGGCTTCCCTGGCCAGCAAGAGGCCGTCGTACTTCGCAGCAACGTCGGTGGTCTGCGTCTGCACCGAGAGACCCATCGTGCGCAGACGGTCGACGGTGCCTTCGCCAATGCCGTTGTCTTCGACGATTAGGTCAGGCTGATAGGCGTTGTGTCGGATGCGCCACTGGTCGACGTGCTCCGGTCGGCTGTAGTGCTTGACGACGTCGCGGGTGATGTTGGCCAGTTCGGTGATCGTGATCGTGTTGCTAACGAACGCGGCACAGATGGCGCTGTCTTGCTTGTCGATCACGACGACGGCGGAACGGTCGCGGTCTTTTCCTGACGCGGTGTCGACGCCCACGACGTACTGTCCACCGGCTGCAGGACGCCAGCACGGGACGCGGACGCCGCTTGCTTCGATGTAGTGCGCTGGTGCGACGATGGCTGGTGTCGTCGGTACCCATCGGCCGGTCGACGACGACCACATGTGCTCTTCGCGTTGCGGGAACTCGCGCATCGCACGGACTAGGTCACCCGCGCATGTGTTGCGGACGGCGGTTGTGAGCCACCATGACGCGGCGTCTCGTCGGGTGAACCCTTCGCCTTGCGCCCACGTCCATTCGTCGTCGGAGATGAGGTCAGGATCGGCGCGGTATTCGTCGTGGAGTTCGACAGGGAAGAACAGCTTATTGAAGCGGTTATCGGCGTCACGCCACAGTCGACGAACGAGGGCGCCGCTACCGGCTGCAACGTCGCACGTCGTGTCGATCTCTGCGAAGCCATCAAGCGACAGCGTGGCCATCAAGCTGCCGTAGGTGTCGACGTGGGACGGCCAGAAAGAGACTTCGGACAGCAAGAGGCGCTGGTAGGAGCCCGATGCACCCAAGCGGTTCGACCCTGCAGAGACGAACTCGACGACGCTACCGCCGGGATAGCGGGCCCGTTCGCTGTTGACGTCGGCCCCGAGTCCTAGTTGCCTGGAGAACAGGCCGAAGACCGCAGACCGTTCTCGCGTCTTGTCATCCGTGTCGACGACGATGGCGGCGCGCACCCGATGGCCCATAGCGTCGACGGTTGCAGCCCATGCGGCGAGCTCGAGGGTGCGGGCGGTTGTGTTGCCGATCTGGCGTGACTTCGCGACGAACAACCACCGTCCCGCACGTTGCGCTGTCTCGCTTGCTTCCCATGCTGCTACCTGCTCCGCATTGGGCGTCCACCTGGACGTTGCGCCGGTACGGTGATCGGTGATCGAGCACGACGCCGCTAGGACGGACATAGCGCTAGCGGGCAGAACGGGCAGGGTCATGCGTCGTCGTCGACGTTGGCGTTAGACAATGCACGGGCGCACCAATAGATCGCGGCAATGGTCGCGACGTATGCCAGCAAGGCGAGCACCTTAGCGAGCACGACGGGCCCCTACTTCGCAACAAGGGCCATCAGCGCCCGCACCGTGTCCGGATGCGCATCGATCGTTGACCTGGTCTCTGCAGGCGCATCGAGTCCGAGCAGCCTGGCCCGGCGTTCCTGCAGCTTGATTGCCGTCTGCACGGCCTGCAGGTCTCCGTCTTCGGCTTTCGGTCCGACAGCAGCCAGCATGCGATCTAGCCGGTCGAGTTCGATCCTCTTGACGTCTTCGGCGGCTTCCCGTGCGATCGCCCGCGTCTGTTCTAGATATGTGCAAACGGCTTTATAGGCCGCGCTCATCGACACGCCGCACGCATCCGCGATCTGCTGGTAGGTGTGTCCCTTCGCCCGCATGTCGACGGCGGTCCGATGCCAATCGATGCGCTCCACCGTGCGCGGGCCCGTCACCGGACGCGGCGGTCTCCCCCGGCGTTTAGGCGCTTTCGGCTGCATGAATGCACTATAATGCACTGCCCCTCCGCATTGCAACGCCCTTGCACGCAACCCCCTACCAAATTGACACCCTGTCATCGTGACACCCTGTCATCCCGGAGCCTTGCGCCGCATTGGGAAGCCCCGCAGACTGCCCCGATGACCATCCGCCGCTTCCTGTGCCTGCCTGTCGACGTCCACGAAGATCCACGCACGATCGACCTATGCGCGGCATTGGGAGATCACGCCGATGCCTACCTAGTGCGGCTGTGGACGTGGGCTGTGCGGCAGTCACCCGATGGCGTCGTGGGGGCCTACAGCGACGCAGTCCTGGCTACCGCCGCGCGCTGGTCTGGCGATCCTGCTGTCTTCGTCGGGGCTCTTCGCGCTTGTGGCTGGCTTGATGGGCCCGTGCTCGCTGATTGGTCCGACCTATACCGCGTTGAAAGCGCCAAGCAGTCGCAACGAGACCGAGTAGCCAAACACCGCGCTGCAAAGCGGAATTCCCTCTGTAACGTTACAGAAACGGAATTCTCTCTCTCTTCTCTAATTAAGAATTCAGATCTTTCTAAAGAGATCTCTCTTGGGGGAGAGTCTGAGAGGGGGAGACCGATCCCCACGCTTTCGGATCCATGGTGGTCGACCGATGCCGGCACACTGCGGGCCTATCTGCTCGCGATACCGGGCCCCGAGCCCCTGCTAGCTCTGCCCGATCCCGAAGATCCCACGCGTAGCGTCCTAGAATCGATGCAGACGCGTTTCCCGGCATGGGATGGCCTGGATGGTCGCCCGACCCTGCAGGAACGCGCACAATCGACTTGGGACGCTTTACGGGCCCGCGCCAGCAAGTACACATCCGACCCTATGCGGGCGATCGTCTCATGGCGCGGATGGGTCGGAGACCGCCACGATCAAGCCGCCCAAAGACTGCGCCGGGTCTCCGGAGATCACGATCCGGCGCTACTTCTCTCGAGCCTCGCCCCCCGCCGGGATAACTGACAGATCACCCAATTAAACCGCAGATCACGCGCTAACGGCCTGAATCTCTGCCGATCCGACCGTCATTGTTGACGGCTTGGATAGTCTCGCGTAGAAACACTCTCGCGACGGCGCCTAGGAAACGCCGCAAGCCAGCAACGCGGGAGACATATGCACAAGCTAACAATCCAGCCCGGTCTCTACTTCTCGCCTGCCGCAGTCGACGCCATGCGCGCCGCGCGCATGACCGATGCCGACGTGGAAGCCGACGTCGCGGCTTTCTCTGCTGGCGTCGGTACCGGGCAGGCGGCTTGGGCTATCTGGCGCCGCATCGCTAGGGAGCGCCCCGCTAGCGTCCTTGCGGGCATCCTGCGGATGTCTGCGGACCTTGTCGACGGCTGCACGTTCTACTGCGACCACAAGGCGGAAGCATGAGACACGACCAACCATCCCGATCGGCAATGCGTCGCCTTGTTGGCTACCATGACGATCCGCGCTTTTCCGCACGTCATGAGGGGACACGAGACGCGATCCGCGACTATCGGCGCCGCGTTCGGACGCCATATCCCGATGCGCCGGACTTTTTCGGGGTTCGCCTGTCAGACTCTACCGACGGCGACCGATACGTTAGCGCGTACAATTGGACGATGCGCACCTTGATCAACCGCTACGGGTGACAACAACAAAAACCCACCAGCCGAACGGCCCCCACTATCGGCGGGGCCTTGCGGCGTTGGGAGCGTCTAGGAACCGCTCCCGCAACGCAACACGGAGGCAGTATGGCGCAGAGTTCTGTTGAAATTTGGCGCGGCGCATCGTTGTTCGATAAAGCCCCGATCGTGGTTCTCGCGACTGGTCTGCGTCGTGGGTCAAGGAACGCAAAGACCGGCGCAATGGTCCAGACGTGGATTCTGCGGACCGACGTCGACCCGGTCTCCGCCGTCAAGAGTGGCGAGGACGACACGACGTGCGGCACGTGCCCCCACCGTGCCGGCGCCGGCTGCTATGTTGACGTCAGTCGCGCGCCGCTTAGTGTTTGGCGGTCGTGGCGCGCTGGTCGCATCCCCCGCGCGACCGACGCGGACCTTGCACGCATCCGATCGCTCCCTGTCCGGATCGGGTCGTATGGCGATCCGGGCGCTGTTCCGGTTTTTGTTTGGGAGTCCATAACCGCAGAAGGCCAGCGCCGGACCGGTTACACCCACGCCTGGCGAACACGCCCGGACCTGCAAAATTTCTGTATGGCGTCGGCCGATAGCGCCGCAGAGCACCACGTCGCCCAATCGCAAGGTTGGAGAACGTTCCGCGTTATCTCGCCCGTGGACGACGTCGACATGGGAGCTCGGCCCGGAGAGATCGAGTGTTTGGCGGAATCGCGCGGCAAGTCGTGCATCGATTGCGGCCTGTGTCATGGATCCGGGCCTAAGGCGGCGAAAGCGTCAATCTTTATCCAAGCCCACGGCGCCAAAGCGTCGCGCGTTGGGCTGGCCATCCTGCAATGACAGCAACACGGAGGAGGAACGCATGAGTAACGACAAGAAAGAAACGACGACGACAACCGACACGACGGAGAAGCCGCTAACCGCTTGGGAGCTGCAGGAAATCCGGCAGTATGGTTGCTGCAGCAAAGCGCGCCGCGTCTTTTGCGTGTGTCGCGTGAAGATGCATTGCCCGGACCACGGTTCGCGTTGTCACGGTTCGCACGACTAACGCCAGCCAACAACCCGACTCGCCTTGCCCCGTCCGCCGGGGCTTTAGGCGTTAGGAGGATCGCATGTCTTGCACCGTTTCCATCCCTGTCGTCGTCGACGATCGGGGCTCTGTCGATTGGCACATCTACCAGCTACCGACGGACATCTCCGCCGCAACCTACGCCATGCGAGCCTGCGGCGTCGTCTCTGTGCCGATTGAGGACGAAAGCGACGCAACCCTGCGGCGCTTGCACGTTAGCGGCCGCATTGACGCCGTCGCCTGGCACGTTGGGCCACACGTCGCCGGCCAGCCCGACCCGCTCGCCCCGCCGCAACCCCGCGCCGTCGACGCAGACGACGCCTTGCCGTTTTGACCCTAGGAGCAACCACCATGCAACACAACAAATTTGCCCCCGTTAGTCTCGCGCTCGCCCTGCATTTTGTCCTTTTGCATGACTTGGCACAGGCCGCCGATGACGATGACGATCGTGAGGCGATGCGCCTGCTGTCTGGCGTCATCGGCTACATTGACGGCTTCTATGATGCAGCGCTCAGCCCGATTATCTGAGGGAAGCTGAAAATTTTAGGACGGTGGGCGGGGGCAACCCCGCTCGCCGTGTTACGGGGAAAGCATGGATCACCATACGCACGCTGAGCGGCTTGTGCTCGGCGCGTGCCTGGTCGGCGGCCGTTCTGCGGTCGACGCCTTGCACGACGTCGACTTGCGCCGCCACGACTTCGCACGCGAGAGCCACGCCCACGTTTGGGGGGCCATCTCGACGTTGCACGCGAGGGGCTCAGAAATTTCTGCGGTCTCCGTCGCCGATGCGCTGGAGAGTGAGAAAAATTTGGCCAGCATCGGGGGCGCGGCTGAGCTTGCTGCGCTCCAGGCGGTGGCCGTCGGCGGCGTTCACGGCGTCAAGGAGGCGGCGCGCATCGTCGCCGAGTCTGCTGCGCTGCGTCGCATCGCCGAAGCGGCCACGCTCATCGCCCGGTCTGCCATCGAGCGCGACGCCGACGCGGCAACGCTGGTGCAGAGGGCGCAGGAAATTTTCTACCGGCTGAACCGTCGAGCCGCCAGGACCACCTACGCAGATAGGCCGGCGGTGGTTGACCGGCTCATCGCGGAAGCCGCGACACCCGACAAGCGCACCGGACTTCGCACCGGTTGGGCAGCGCTCGACGATGGCCTGCTGTCGCGCGGTATCGGTCCAGGGCAGTTGGTCATCGTCGCGGCGCGTCCGTCTATGGGCAAGAGCGCGTTCGCTCAGCAGCTTGCGTCCTACGTCGCAGACAAGGCTGCAGCGGCGGCGCTGTTTTCGCTTGAGATGAGCGCCGAAGAACTCGTCGGGCGGGAACTCGTCCAGGCAAGCAAGATAGGGCAGCGCGATTGGCACGGCCGCATGCACGGGGCAGCGATGAACAACGCGCGAGCCATCGTCGCCGATCGCCCCCTGTACCTCTACGACTGTCCAGGGGCCACGCTGTCCTACGTTGCCAGCAGTCTGCGGCGGGCAGTGCAGCACCAGGGCGTCGGGTTGGCGGTGATCGACTACCTGCAACTGATGCGCAGCGAGTCGACGAAGGACCAGAACAAGGCAGACGCCGTCGGCGAGATCACGGGGGGTCTGAAAATTTTGGCCCGTGAACTGAAGATCCCCATCGTGTTGCTGTCTCAGCTAAACCGCGCAGTCGAACAGCGCCCCGACAAGCGCCCGATGATGTCGGACCTGCGCGACAGCGGGACCATCGAGCAGGACGCCGACGCGGTTCTGATGCTTTACCGCCCAGCCTACTACCTCGGCGACAAGTGCCCTCCGGAGCAGCAGGACGTCTGCGAAATTTTGGTTGCCAAGAATCGCGGCGGGCCCACCGGGAAGGTCGCCCTTGCCTTCGACGGCGCGACGATGCGCTTTACTGACCAGGAGGTGTTCTGATGCTGACGAAAGAAGAACGAGACGCCGTTGCGGCTTGCGAGAAACAACGCTGCAACGACGAGTGGTGCGACGGTCTCTGCGAGGTCTGCGGTGGGGGCTATGTGCTCCTCGGCGACGCGCTGCGAGCCATCGACGACGTGCGCAACAAGCGCCGGAACGAACGCGACGCCAGGCTGCAGGCGCTGCTCGAAGACTGACTTGTGGATCCGGCGCGAGCCCTACGACGACGACGCAGGAGGAAGCATGTCTGATCAAGAAGTCAGCGCTCTGGTGTACCCGGGGCATGAGGTTTTTGGAGTGATTTTAGTGGTTCAAGACCACATGGTGAAAATCAAAATATCGTCCGTGATACCGTGCTGTTTTTGCGCGTGCCCGCCGCCCCACGCAGGCGGCGAGACGTGGGTACCTGCGCTCACGGTTGAGGCGGGCGCACGTCGGCACAGCATGCGGCCACACCGAAGCGAAGATGGAGACTAGCCCTTGACGGAGTATCGCGCGGCGCTACACTACCGCGCACAGGAGGCACACATGGGGACTGAGATTGCACGCATCGCTCCGGCCGCGCCGACGACGGTGGCAGACCTGCAGCGCATGGGAACGCTGTTGGCTGCGAGCGGCTACTTCAAGGACGCCCGCGACATGGCACAGGCGGCTGTGAAAATTCAGGCCGGCGCTGAGCTGGGCATCCCGCCCGTCGCGGCGATGTCGTCCATCTACATCGTCGAGGGGAAGCCCACATTGTCGGCGGTGTTGATGGGCGCGCTGGTGAAGCGCAGCGGGCGCTACAACTACCGCGTCACCGAGCACACCGACACCAAATGCGCGATCACGTTCTTCGAGGACAAGGAGCAGATCGGCGTGTCGTCGTTCAGCCTCGACGACGCGAAGGCTGCAGGCGTCACGCGCAACCCGGTGTGGAGCAGGTACCCCCGCAACATGCTGTTCGCCCGCGCGATGTCGAACGGCTGCCGCTGGTACTGCCCCGATGTCTTCGGTGGCCCCATCTACACGCCCGAAGAGTTGGGAGAGCAGCGCGTCAACGCCGACGGCGAGCCCCTCGAAGCCAAGCCCGTCGAGCCCGTCAAGACCGTCGTCGTCGTCGAGCCGCAGCAAGAGCCGCAGCCGATGGGCGAGACCGACCTGCGCGCACTCATCACCGCCGAACTGAACCGGCTGAAGGTCGAGGGCGAGGAGCGCAAGGAGACCGTCAACCAGGTTCTCGGTCACCGCCCGATGACCGTCGATGACCTGCGCATCGTGTTGGAGACGCTGCGCGAGTACCCCACCCCCGCAACGAAGGAGTGAATATGCCCGGATACGCTCATCTCACCATCATCGGCCACGTCGGCAAGGACCCGGAAAGCAAGGACAGCAAGGCCGGCCCGATGGCCAAGTTCTCCGTCGGCGTCACCCCTCGCCGCGACGCAGAGACGCAGTGGTTCAACGTCACCGCGTGGGGCAAGACCGCTGAGGTCTGCCTGAAGTACGTCAAGAAGGGCGGCGCTGTGCTCGTCGCTGGTGACCTGCAGGTGCGGTCCTACCAGGCGAAGGACGGCCAGACGAAGCAGTCCGTCGACGTCAACGCTCGCGAGGTCGTGCTGCTGGGCAAGCGCGACGAAGCGGTCGAGGCGAAGAGCAGCGGGGGAGGTGGGAAATTTCAGCCGCCGCCATCGCCGATGAACGACGACGACCTGCCGTTCTGAGGACGCCATGCAGACGCGCTTCTATCAGTCCGACAAAGACCGACGGCGAAGGCCGACGACGATCGTGCTGGACGGGGCGCGTCTGCGAAAGCTGCGGCAGTCCAAGGGACTGACCCAGAAGCAGGTCGCAGAAGCCATCGGATGCAGCAAGGCGTTTATCCACCACCTCGAAGCTGAGCGAGCCATGCCATCGGTGGAGACCGCAGAAGCACTGCGGGACCTGTTTGGTGCGGAAGCACAGGACAAGCGAGCCCTGGTGATCGTGGTCGACTAATTCCGCGCGTGTGGCCCCGAGCGCGCAATCCGACGGCATTCCGTTGTCGGGCTTGGACGGTTGTGTCGGGGCATCTTTCTCAGGAGAAACGGGATGAAGAAAGCAAAGAAGCCGCGTCGTCAGTACTACGGCGCAGACGGCAACAAGCTGCCCAGCGTGACGACCATCCTCGGCGCTGCTGTGGCCAAGCCTGGCCTGATTGCGTGGGCCGCGAAGGTCGCCGCAGAGGCAACGGCTGAGGCGCTCCTCGATGGGTTCTGCGAGCGCGACGTGGCCATCGCCGAGGGAAGCAAGGCCCCCAACAGCAAGCGCGACGGTGCGGCTGAGCTGGGCACGAAGGCCCACCACCTGGTCGAGTTGCACTACGACGGCGAAGAGGTTGTCGCTGAGAGCGAGGACGCCGCGCTCATCCTCGACTGCTACCGCCGCGCTGTGCGGGCCATCGACGAACGCTGGGAGGTTGAGGCGTCGGAGTGGGTTGGCGTGTCGAGCATGGGCTACGGGGGCACCCTCGACCTCGTCTGCATCGAGAAGGAGACGAAGAAGCGGTGGCTGGTCGACCTCAAGACCGGATCCTACCACGGCGAGCACATCGCCCAGTTGGCCGCTTACCGGCACCTGTGGAACGAGAACAACCCCGACAAGCCCATCGACGACGCCTGCATCCTGCACGTTCCGGTTCGCGGCGAGGGTCACCAGGTCGTCGGCATTGCACCCGCTGCGCTCGATGCCGGCTGGGATGTGTTCCGCGCCGCGATCCAAGTCCACGCCAACCTCAGCAAGTTGGTGTTCACATGAGGGCCAAGAAATTTGGGACGTGGGTCGCAGTCAAGTCAAAGTGGACCGACTGCCCCATCGGCAACCCCGTTGCGATTGTTGGCGGCAAGGAGACCTACGAGCGCAGGGAAAAGCGCGGCGACCACGGCGTGCAGTACTGCGTCGGTGAGGTCAGCGACCACGGCCCGTTCGGCGACGCAAAGGTCAAGGCGTTTGCTCACCTCATCGCTGCTGCACCTGACCTGTACGCGGTGTGCCTGGAAATTTTGGATTACCTCGGCGATCAGCAGTGCCCGTTCTGCTTCGCGTTCGTCGCCGACGAGGGCCACGACGAGACCTGCGTGGGGCACAGGGCCGAGAAGGCCATCGAGAAGGCACGGGGGGAGCAGTGACCAAGAAAATCCACAAGACGTTGCTGCTGGAGACAGGCATCGTGACGACGCCGACGCCAAAGGGACGCCCACGGTTCACGTCGCGTGGTCGGTCCTACACGCCAGCCGCCACTGTGAGGGCTGAGCACGAGATGGCCAACGCTCTGCTGCAGAAGACGCGCGAGAAGGGCGGAGAGTGGCCGAAGACGGGCCCGCTGGCGGTCAGCGTCGTCTTCGCGATGCCTGTGCCTGAGTCGTGGTCGAAGAAGAAGCAGCAGCAGGCTCGCAGCAACGAACTGTGGCACACCAGCCGGCCCGATGCCGACAATTTGCTGAAGTTGGTGCTCGACGCCGCCAACGGTGTGCTCTGGGTCGACGACGCGCAGCTTGTCATGGTTGGAGCCGGCAAAGAGTACGCAGTCAAGCACACCGGCGTGATGCTGGAACTGTTCTCTGTGTCGCTGGTCGATGACGACGACGAGGACGATTCCCGATGACACCCGAAGAACTGCAGGCCCGGTGCGCGTTCCTAGAGCGCGAGTTGGGCGAGGTCGGCATCCAGTTGGACGCGGCACAGAAGCGACTGCGCCTTGCTGATGAACTAGCAAAAGCGGTCAGAACATGGCGCGAGAACAACGACCGCTATGTGTGGATGATCGATAAGGCCATCCATGAGTGGGACAAGGTGCCAGGGGACGAAGGCAGGAAACTGCACGACACGGAGGGACGATGACCAAGCACACACCGGGACCGTGGACTGTTCTGCATTGTCCAATACATCCACCGGAACACGCCGCATGGAATATTTGTGCTCATCTTGCAGATAAAAACGGTGTAAAAATACCCAAAACCGTTTCCAATATGCAATTGCAATCCGCCGCGCCTGACCTGCTGAAGTCGGCCGATGCTCTCTTGCGCTTTATCGATGAACATCAATTTCATCAGAGCGGTGACGACGTAATATTTCCGTGGCCTCCGCTTCGTGACCTGATTGAAAAGATGCGAACAGCAAGCGCAAAAGCAAAAGGGAAGCCATGACCAAGCACACACCGGGACCGTGGAAACTTGGCCCGTCTCTTGGTGAGGTGCGCGACGACGACGACAATGTGTTGTGCGACGTGTACCATGACAACGACGAGCAAGCCGAAGCAGACGCCTACCTCATCGCCGCCGCGCCCGAGCTGCTGGCGGCATGTGAGCGACTTCTGATGTCCGCTGACGCGTCGTGGCGAGGGCGCGACGTCGGGCACGATTGGGACGTCGCCTGTGATGAAGCCGTCAAGGCCATCGCGAAAGCAAGGGGGCAGGGATGATCACCTTCATCATGGGGTCAGGAAAAATTGCCCATGCACAGAAGGATGGCTCGCTGCTGCGTGTGGCGACTGAGCGCCCAGACGGATGGGGCCTGATGCTCGTCCTCGACGAACTTGCATGGAACTGCGGCGTCGTCGGCACTGAAGCAGACGCCGTCGTGTGGGTGGCTGAATGACCACCTACTATGAGAAGCGCGGCCGTAGGTACGTTCCCGTCGCTGAGCATGACCGATACGACGCACTGACCGAGGGCGCCTACCTGCTGGTCGTGAAGCCTGGCTCGCGCTCGATGTGTCGGCTGGTGAAGCCTGCGTCGGGCGAGGTCGAGGCTGCCATCCGCATCGCCTACGGTGCAATGGTCGATGCGATGCGCAAAGCGAACGAGTCCATCAGTGAGCCGATGGGGCTGATGACCAAGAAAGAGAAGCAGTTGGCCCGCAAGGCCCTCGAAGCCTACCGCGCCGTCTGGGGCAGGGAGCGGATGGTTTCGTATCGCGGTGTCAGCATGCACGACGTCGTCGACGCCGGCATCCAGGCACTAAAGGAGTACATACATGCACAGAAGGATGAGCAGGGAATCCATCGCAGCACGACGAGCGCACGCCAAGGAGATCATGCGGAAGAACCCGCATCTGACCATCGACGAGGTGCGTGAGCGCGCGCGGTGTTCGCAGGGGATGGTTACTGAACTCCGCCGTGAACTGGCGGCTGAAAGGAGAGACGGGGATGAAAAACAAAGAGCAAATTGACGCAGCGGCTGTCGAAGGTGTCGAGAGCGCCATCGGACGCCTCGCTGAGCAGTCGATGGATGGTCTGCCTGACCTGCTGCGTGCGTTCAGTGAGGCGACGACGCTGGCCGACACCTACTGGGAGATGCTGCACCTGTACACGCACAAGAACGACACATTCGTCGAGGCTTTCGCTGAGCAGGTTCGCAAGACCCATGAGAAGCTCATCCGGCTGAAGGAGACCAACGGCAAGGTCGAGATTCAGATCCGTGAGCACCTGATGCCGCACTAGAATGAGCGCCGGAGGTGACACATGCCGGCGTTCGTGAAGACCAAGTGGCAGGAGAAGCGATGGGCCAAGGCGAAGAAGGCTGCGGCCAAGAGCATCGACAAGCCTGAGAGCGAGTGGTCCGACAAGGAGTGGGCCACCGTGACCACCATCTACAAGAACATGAAGCAGTAGGACGAAAGGACACGGGGATGGGAGCACATCTACACCTGGGACGCTGGCAAGACGCGCTGGCGGGCATCGACGCCGTCAACGCCATCATCACCGACCCACCCTACGGGGTGCGCACGCATGAGGGATGGAACGCTGGGGAGAAGCAGGTCCGCGACGCTACGGGGCAGTCGACGAGGACGGCCATCGGCTACGACGCGATGTCGCCCAGCGAGGTCTTCAAGTTCGTCGACCACTGGGCCCCTCGATGCAGTGGCTGGATGGCGGTGATGACGTCGCACGACCTCATCGGCTGCTGGGAGCAGGCGTTCAGGGATGCGAAGCGCCTCGCCTTCGCCCCGGTGCCCATCATCCAGAAGCGCCCCAGACTCATTGGGGACGGTCCTGCGTCGTGGGCCGTCTACTTGATGGTCTCGCGGCCCAGAACGCGCCAGATGGCATCCTGGGGTTGCCTGCCGGGTGCCTACGAAGCGCCGACCGAGAAGGGGCTGGGCATCGCAGGGGCCAAGCCGGTGGGACTCATGCAGGCCATCGTGCGGGACTACAGCAGGCCCGGCGACCTTGTGTGCGACCCGTTCACCGGTGGCGGCTCGACGGCGCTGGCGGCTCTCGGCGAGCATCGGCGCTTCGTCGGGGCTGAGATGGACCGCGAGCACTACGACATCGCGATGGGCCGGCTAGCGCAGGGTCACACGCCCGACCTCTTTGGAGGTGCGCCGTGAAAAGACCGCCACGTCCAGACATGAAGACGCAGATCGAGGAACTGCGACTGCGCATCGACTCGCTGGAGCGCACCATCCGCATGAGACACAGCCACCAGCAGGAGCCGGTGCTGTCCGGTCTCGGTGCTGAACTGCGACGCGCCAGAAGGGTCGCCGGTTGGTCGATGCGCTCGCTGGGCTACGCGCTCTCGGTCAGCCCGTCGACGCTGACGAACTGGGAGGTCGAGAAGCACCCGCTGCCTCGATGGCGGGCGCAGCAGATCGTGCAGGTCTTCATCAACAGCAACGCAAAGCCGCCGGAGTTTGACCTTGAAGAAGCCGAAAGCTGACCCACCCGGCATGAGTTGCCACTGGTGCAACACTTGGCTGCCACTCAGGGGCCGGAGGCTGAACACATACATGCCCTGCTGCTCCGACCCCGAGTGCCAAGCCGCCAGAAGCCGACGCTACGGCGCCGAAGCGCGAGCCCGCAGGAAGGAAGCCAAGGAGTCAGCGGGCACAACGGCAGCGACGTCTTCGTGATGCACGATCAGGTACGGGCTCTCGTCGTTGCGCGAGTTGACCCGTTCACCTGAGATGCTGACGTTTAGGACGATGTCGCCGACCTGAAACTTGCCGGCCGGGACCTCTGGGCTGATGGACAGCACCCGGAAAGCCACCGCGTCGGCGATGTTCAGTTTGACCGAGGCCATCAGGTCGCTGCTGACGCGACCGGCCTGCTCCTCCCAGATGGCCTCCAGCAGCAGACGGGGCCCAGCGGGGCGCAGGATGCCCTCGGCGGCGGCGTTCTGCAGGGTGGTGCCGGTGATTCCGTGTCCGATGCTCATGGCTTGCCCTTCTTTGGAGCCGGCTTCGTCGGCGCGGGGATGACCGGCGGCGGGCTCTTGAACAGTTCGCGCACCCAGGAGTCCTTGGGGACCTGCGGGCGGTCGTGGTGGGGCGTGACCATCAGGCCAACG